AGAACCTCGACCTGATCTTTGATCTGCACGTCTGGAAAAAAGAGGCCGGTCTGACCGGGGTAAAGGCCATTGCAGGTGCTATGCGCGCCGCCATCCATTCCAGCCGCCCACCCATGCCCGCTGGCTACCATTGCGGCGATTGTTTCGTGATGGGCGCCCGGTATTTGCGCGACCCTGATGGCGAGACCAGCCATGCGGTTGTGACCGTCTCTGCAATGGTCGGGGAGGTCTGACATGCGCGCCGGCAAGATGGATCGCAGCATCACCATCCAGCACTACACCACCGTCATCGACGACTATGGCGTGCCCAGCGAGACCTGGGCAGACGTCGCCACCGTCCGCGCCCAGATGATCGAGAGCACGGTCGAGGAGTATCAGCGGGCATATGGGGAGGGCGGCAACACCGCCGTGATCTTCCGCATCCGCCACCGCGACGACATCGCCATAGATCAGCGCGTGCTCTATGAGGGCAAGGCGCTCAATATCCGCGACATCAAAGAGCTTGGCCGCCGCAAGGGCCATGAGCTGCGGTGCGAGGAGGTGCGATCGTGAAGGGCGCCAAGGCTCATCTCAAGGCCATAGACGGCGGGCTTAAGGGCGTTCCGAAGGTGCCCGACACCATTCCCGATAATATGGTCGATGAGTGGAAGGCCGTGGTTGCCGAGATGGTCGAGCGCAAGATCCTCACCACCACCGGCCTCGGCATCGTCGAAACCTACATCCTTGCACGTTGGACGGTGCGGGAATGCCAGAAGGCATTGGCCGAACACGGCCCCTTGACCAAGACCGCGCATGGGATGCTCAAGCCCAACCCCGCCGCATCCATCCTGAACAAGTCCACAGAGGCCGTTGCCCGACTCGGCGCCGAGCTGGGGCTCACCCCGGCGGCGCGGTCCAAGCAAGGTTTCCAGCCCAAGGGAGGGAAGGCAAGCAATGGCGCGCCAGCAGACCTCCAAATTTAAAGCGACCCGTCCGGAGTGGGTGTTCGACGACAGCGAGATTGACGATCCGTTCGGCCATGGTGAAAGGGCGGTGGAGTTCCTTCGCTGCCTCAAGCACCCCAAGAGCGACAGCGGCGATTTCGAACTCCCCCGGTTCTGGGAGCGCATTGTGCGCCGCATCTATGGGCCATGCTTCCCCGATGGTCGACGGCAGGTCCGGACTGTCTTCGCCCTTCTCCCCCGCGGTGCCCGTAAGACCACCATGGGGGCGGGCCTCGCATTGCTTCACACGGTTGGATATCAGCGTGTCCCGCGCGGTCAGGCAATGGTCGCGGCGTCTGCCGAGGAGGATGCCGTGATCGCCTATGAGGAGGCGGTGGGCATCATCGGTGCGACGGACTGGCTCGACGGCAAGATGAAGCTCAACGAGAGCACATTCATCCTTGAGCATTCGCTGTCTGGAGCCAAATTTCGCGCCCTGGCATCAGGTGGCAAGGGCAAGCTGGGCAAGACCCCGCAATTCGTCCTGGCCGACGAGCTGATAGCATGGGAAGGTGAAAAGAGCCGCAAGACCTGGTCAGCGCTCCGCACCGGTCTCAATAAGGCTCCCGGCTCCCTTCTGGTCATCATCACCCAGGCGGGACGCGGCCAAGAGAACCTTGCGTTCGATCTGCTCAAGTATGCCCGCAAGGTCCAGTCCGGGGAGATCGAAGACCCCGGTTTTCTCCCCGTGCTGTTCGAAGCCGAGCCCGATGCGGACTGGGAAGACGAGGCCCTGTGGCACTTCGTCAATCCCGGCCTTGCCGATGGGTATCCCGACCTTGAAGGCCTTCGCCAGATGGCCCGCGAATCGAAAGAGCGCCCCGCCGATCGGGACGACTTCCGGCAATACCACCTCAACACATGGCTCGATTACAGTGCATCGCCCTTCGTCGAGATGCCGATCTATGACGAGGGGGCCCATCCGGTGGACCTTGAGGAAAAGGACATCACCCAAGAGCCTTGCTGGCTTGCGGTCGACCTTTCCTCCAATCGAGACCTCACGGCGGTTGTGGCGTGCTGGGGGGATCGCGAGAACGGGTATGAGGTCCACCCGTGGTTCTTCTGTCCCGAGGATAACATCGTCCACCGGTCGGATCGGGAGAAGGCCAACTATCCGCATTGGGCAGAGCAGGGGCTTATCATCCCCACTCCCGGCAATGTGGTCGATTTCCAAGCCGTCGAGGACAAGGTGCGCGCGTTGTGCGCCACGTACCGCGTGATGGAGATCGCCTTCGATCCGCACATGGCGCGCAACACGATCAACAATCTGATCGAGGACGGCTTTCCCGCTGTGGAGATGCGCCAGGGCTGGATAACCATGGCTCCAGCCATCAAGGAGCTGGAGCGCGCCATAGTGGCCCGTCGCTTCAAACACGGCGGCCACCCCATCCTGCGCTGGCATTTCGAGAACATCGCAGTAGAGCGGGACAAGGCCGACAACATGAGTTTCCACAAAGGAAAGTCTACGGACCGCATCGACGGTGCCGTGGCGACAGCAATGGCGGTGGCGCGGTGCGCGGCCGGCGACAGCAACCAGTCCTCATATGACGATTTCGATGGCGACATCGAAGAATGGGCAGTGGCATAGGAGCCAAACATGGCAGGCGAAGGTGATGCAGAACGGCTTGTGGTCCTACTGGAGGCCCGCATCCGTGACTTCGAAAAGAACATGGCCAAGGCCAGCGGCACGGCCACCAAGAGTTATGGCCGGATGCGCAAGGACAGCACAACCGCCACGGGGCGCATGGAGCGGGACATGGTTCGATCAACCGGGCGGATCAATCAAGCGCTGGCGATGACCAGTTCCAAGATTGGCGGCTTCGGCAAGGCCATGATCGGCGGGCTCGTTGGTGGTCTCGCTGCCGGTGGCATCGCAGGTCTGGTGTCGGGACTTGGCAGAGTGGCGAACGGTGTTGCCCAGGTCGGTGATGAGGCCCGCCGGGCAGGTGTGGATTTTGAAGCCTTCCAAGAGTTGAAATATGTCGCTGAGCAAAACCGCATCGGTGTCGACGCCCTGACCGATGGTCTCAAGGAACTGAACCTCCGGGCCGACGAGTTCATCGTTACCGGGGGAGGTTCCGCGGCGGAAGCATTCGAGCGCCTCGGGTTTACCGCCGAAGACCTGGCCATCAAGCTCCAGGACCCAAGCGCTCTCTTTACCGAGATCATCGGCAAGCTGGGGCAACTCGATCAAGCCGCCCAGATCCGCATAGCCGACGAGATATTCGGCGGCACTGGTGGCGAGAAGTTTGTGCAGCTCATCGAGCAGGGCGAACAGGGCATCAGGGACACGATCCGCGAGGCCCGCAATCTCGGCATCGTCATGGATGAGGACGTGCTCGACAAAGCCGAGGAGCTGGACCGCAAGTTCAATCAGGTCTCGAATACAGTCGGCACGGCCCTCAAGACAGCGATCGTTGAGGCCAGCGCCGCCCTCGGCGAGTTCATCAATGCGTTCAACAATTTCATGACCACTGCCGGAGGCGGCACCGTTGGGGCGGGCGCCAACCAGCCGCTCTCAGATCAGCTCACACCCGAGCAGCGCAACGAAATGAGATTGCGCCTGGCACTCGGAAACAAGCCCGGCGAAAACCTCTATGAAGGCTTCAACTTCGGTGACGATGGCAACATCGTTGTGGCGCCACCACCCCCGCCCACTGTGACGCCGCCCGGTGGCGGAGGCGGAGGTGGGTCGCGATCCAGCGCCGTCGACGATATCGAAACCCAGCGCAAGGCAGTCGAGGCTCTGATCGCGGGCCTTGAGTTCGAGCGTTCTTTAATCGGTCTCAGCGCAGCAGAGCAGGAAAAGCTCAACATTCTCAGGGAGGCCGGAGCGGCGGCGACCGACGAGCAGAAAGACAAAATTTCAGAGCTTGTGGACCAGATGCACGCCGAGCAAGCCCAGGTCGATCAACTTGCCGGGCTGTTCGACATGTTGGGGCAGGTAGGCATGTCGGCGGTCCAAGGGATTACAGATGCATTGCAGGACGGCAAGATCACGGCCGAGGAATTTGGGGCCATTCTGTCGAACGTCCTCGCCCAGGCAGGAAACTTCTTTCTCCAGACTGGTTTCAATCTGATCGGGGCATCTTTGGGTATACCGGGCTTCGCGATGGGCACTGCCAATACTGGTGGCTCCAGAGGCGAGGTGCGAGGTGTCGTTCACGGTCAGGAGGCTGTTGTCCCGCTGCCAAACGGCGGAAAAATCCCGGTTCAGATCAGCGGCGCCTCTACCCATCCCCAAGGTGTTGAGGTGTTTGTCACGCTGGGATGGTCCCAAGATTCAAACGGTAATATTGCGCCGATTGTTGAAAAAGTGTCCCAGCGCACAGTTGCAGCAGCGCTTCCGGTGGCGATGAATGCGACACGGAAACAGGCGGCAAAAGACGCCCCAGGAGCTGTTGCGAAATATCAGCGCGATCAGGGCGGATCTGATTTCAGGACGATGTGATGAGAGCATTTCAAGCACTAAAACGGCAACTCTGCGAATGCCTGATCGAGCAATTGGAAGGCCGTCGCATGACCGTGCCCGAGGCTGGCCAGATCATCTGGAGGATGTTCATCGACCTATGCACCTCTCGCACCTATCACGGCGCTGGACCCAATCCGATCACTCATTCCGAGATTCGCGCCTATTTGGCTCTATACCGATGGCCCCTTGAGCCGCGGCACGTCGACCTAATTTTCGCCATGGACCGGGTTTGGCTCGATCACGCCCATCGGCAACAAAGGCTCAGGCTAGCCAATCAACCCAGCGCCAATGATCCCACTCTCGACAGGGGCGCGTTCGACGCGGTGTTCGGATGAAGAACGCAGGGCGCGCCAACCACAATTATAAACACGGCTTGTTCACCGGCTATGGAGAATATCGGCATGGCGTTGCTGTGCCGGTCAAGCGCCCCGAGCCCGTTTTCCAAGCCGAGCAGCGCCAGCACATAATCGGGCGCCTTGTTGAAATCATGTCCGTTTGGACACAGAGTCCGTTCCAGTTCGAGGGGGCTGCGCGATCATCGGTACGGTCCAATCTTTGCCTCCACGGCGTTGAATGGGCACAGGCTGATGCCGAGGCGGCATCACTCGTGCAGTCGGCTCTTGGACGCATGCGAGCGGTGCGACCCACCTGGGAGCAGGGGCAGAAGGAATACACGATCCCTCGCGAGAACTGCGCCTGGTGCTATATCCCGATACCTGATGACCTCATTGTCGGCTCGCATCACAAGGGGTTCTGTTGCCCGGAGCATGCCCGGTTTGCGATCGAGCTACGGGATCTTAGGTCCGTTGGAGAAACACAGGCTGCTTATCGCGCCGCTGCTGATGTGATCTATCGAGCGAAGAACCCGGCCCGGCCGTGCGAGCACTGCGACAGGACATTTCGGCCCAAGAACCCCGACGCGAAATACTGCTCACACCGCTGCTCGACCGAGGCCACGGTGCTGCCTGACAAGCCCTGCGCCCAGTGTGGGGCCATGTTCCACCCCAGCACGATTGGCACGCAATACTGTTCTACGGCTTGCCGAGATGCATCGATGCGCATCCTGCCGATCAAAGCGTGCGAGAACCCAGCCTGCGGGAAGTCCTTTCAGACCCAGCACTACGCGCACCAGAAATATTGCAGCAGCAAGTGCCATCACGAGCACCGAGAAGCCATGGCGCCCGAGTTCGAAAACGAATGCTCTATGTGCGGGACGCACTTCATTTCGCGGCATCATCCGGCCACGCTTTGCAGCCAGACCTGCAAGACGCGGAAAAGCCAAGCCGGTCGAGGAGTGTTCCCTAAGTCGCTACGGCCCTGGGTGCTTGACTACATCCTCACCGCGACGATCAGATCGTCGAACCCCGAAGCGCTCACCCCCTCAACCCTAGATAAGCTGCTAGAGGCAGCGTAGGAGATGGAAATGGACAAGGCATTCGACTATATCGCGATGCCCAAAGGGCAGACGCCAGGTGGCCCGGTGCAGGCATCGGATGGCCGCTGGTATCTCGTGCTCGACGCCATGCTCGATCTAGACCAAGCCCTTGATTGTATCGTGGCGCTTCGCCAAGGGAGGCCAGTCACGAGCACCGAAACTGTGGCCGCTCTATCCCGCCTTGGGGATAATCTCGCCAAGAAGGCTTAGAAGGTCCGGGGCCTTGGCCATCGCCGCGTCTAGGCCATCCATCGTCAGCTTTCCCAGCGCCTCGGCAGGCAGTGATTTTATTCGGTCGATGAGCTTTGCCTTCACGGTCGGGTCACCGGGCGCTTGATCGATCCGATTGATGAGCAAGTCTCTGATTGTGTCGTCGTGGAGCTTCACCGTCACCACGTTCAGAATTGCGGATAAACCGCCATCATCTGCCAGAAAATCCATGCCCCGTGCCGTGACCTTCGCGCTGTGCATTTGAATTTCCCTGCTCATAAACTCGGTAAACTTGAAATCTACGAGGCCGTGCTCATGGAGGTACTGGAGGTTCACCAGCAGACGATTGTCCGTCTGATCTCCAAAGCTGCGCTTTATATCGGCGGATTGGGGATATAGCCCCGCGAGTTCATTTAGAAGATATCTTTGAAAGTCTCTGTCTAACAACTCGCCCATATTCGCCCTCCAGTTTGACCATCCCATCAAACCAGAGCACCCCGGATGAGTCACCGGGAACAAAAGGGGGAGGGAACGTGTGCCATGTGCCATTTCATGTGCCATGGATTCGCCGGGGTGCAAAGGAAAAGCCCGGAAACCGGGGGGATTGCACGGCACACGGATGGCACAAGAAATGAAACAGGTAAGGGCGTCCCTACTGAATTAGTTCGTTGATTTCATTGAGAAAATTGTTTGGCTGGGGAACCTGGATTCGAACCAGGACTAACGGAGTCAGAGTCCGTGGGTCTACCGTTAACCTATTCCCCAGCAGAGGCGGGCTTGCCCGCGCGGTTCGCTTCGGCAGGCCGCCGAAGGAAGTGGCGCTTGTTTAGCGGCACATGGTGGCGATTTCAAGCCCGCAATTTCACTTCTTTGTCACGCAGCGACTGGATGCGCCAGGGGCGGCTATCGGCGCTAATGGGTGACCGGGGCACGCCAGGCGATGGCGCGGCTGGGGCTGTAGCAGCCAAGCGCAACCGTGTTGGAGTAGTTGCCGGAAACGATCTGCACCTGGCCGTTGCCGCAATCGCCCACCACCACGCCCACATGGTTGGACATCACCATGATCGCGCCGATTGCGCCGGGATCGGCCTGCTCGCCGTAATGGGCGAAGTCGCGTGCCTTGTTCGAGCCGGTAGGAAGCAGCCCGGCGCGAGCCAGAACGGTATCGAGATAGCAGGCGCACCAGCGGCCCGGGCAACCCGAGGGGCGCACGCTCCCCAATTCGCTGAGCATGACATTTATGACTGTCTGGGGGTCGCGGGCGCTGGCCGGAACGGCGA